TGAGCTTGTGACCTCATAAAGCACCTCCTAAAGATCGACTTCAACCATGAAAGTAGCCTTCGTAGTAACATCGGTATTTGAAACAGACAATGTCTTACCAGTCTTATGACCTGAAGTACCCCATGAAGTATCTATCGCACCATCTTTATCATATTTAGTCCATGTATAAGTTCCAGTACCTGCAGCATCGATTTCAGCACCCGCTTGATAAACCATAGCTTTTAACGTAGTACTTCCTTGACCATTTTTAAATACATCTCCACCAGTTGATGTAACTACAACTTGAAGTGGATCAGCATTATCTATAAATGTTCCTACATCATAGAATTTAGAATTATAAGTATTTGATGCTGAATCAGTATCTGTAGCACAACATTTAAATACCGCATAAGAATCTACGGCAGCTGCATAAATAGTAATTGTTGCAGTTGTTGTTCCTGTATATTTACCAGTTGTATCAGATAACTTCTTCCAACCAATACCAAAGTCTGCATCATATCCTGTTGATGATGAACTTGTAACTGAACTATCCATAATTGCCCATTTATATCCAACATTAGTTGTATCTACTGAAGAACCTCTCCATAGTTCTGCTTTTGCTGTTAAAGTTGCTACACTTGAATTCTTAAATACATTACCTGATGGTGTTGTAACAAGTAAATCTACAATACCTCCACCATTTACTACTCTTGAAAATGAAATAGTAAGTGGATGAGTAATCTCTAGTCCTGTTGAAGCATCTTCATAAGTAATAACACATTTAAAATCAACGCCAGCAAGACCTGCCATAATATTTGCTTTTATAGTTAAAATATGACTCTTTGCACCTGATAAAGCATAATTACCACCAGTTGTAATTGCAGTTGTTGATGTACCCTGATACCACTTAACTGATTTAACACTTGAACTAGTAATCTGATCAGTTGTTGTTCCAATTACATAAAGACTAGGTGTTAGAACTAAATTTGATGATTGCCAGTTAGGAGTATATGATCCATTATCCGGGTTATACATCTGAGTCTTTGGATGATTAGAACCAATGTAGCCTGTTAAGGTTAAGGCATCATTATAATCTATAATTGTAAATTGTCCCTGTGCTCTAGACATGTTTTATTCCTCCTCGTTTCCAAGTAATGACCTTCTTGTGGTCGTATCAATTAAGTCACAGTAAAATGTAGCTCTTACTGTAACATCTTCATTTGTTATTTCAACTTCTTTAGATCCACCATAATGATCCATATTCCAGATTCTATCTGCTTCAGTATCACTTGAAACTCTAGTCCAGATGAATTGGTTATCATCTAAAGAATCAGTTATATCTTCATCCCAAGAATAAACGGTGGCTTTTAAAGTAGTATTTATGTCACCATTTTTGAAGATATTACCATTAGTTGATGTAATAACTAACCTATACATCTTTTTAGATTCAATAGTATCTATTCTAGTTATTTGCTCATCAACTGCTTCTGTTGTTGCATAAGCTCTTAAGACTACTTCACCAGTTTCAAGATTCCAATAAGATGAACCATCCTGGCTTTGAAGTACCCCTGCTTTTATAATATTTGCAATTAATGTTCCTGAAGTTATAAAGTTAGCAACAATAGAACCATCTGCCGTTATTGCTGTTTCATATGGACCATTGTATCCATGAGATGAAAAACCAAGTCCACCTACATTCCATCTCCAGACATTAATTGCATCATCAATGTTTTCATTATCTAATATTAAAAGTTCATATGGTGTTCCATCGTTTGCTGTGTGAAGTACCACACATCCACCTTTCGCACCAGTTATAAGTTTAGTAGCATTTGAAATGGCATTAGTAAGTAAAAGAGGAAATCGATCCACCTCTTTTTTAGTGTTATCTATTTCCTCTTCAATATTATTTACTCTAACCGCTAAGTTTGATTTAGCTTCACCTAGAGTAATTGATTTGTATTTTTCTGCTAGAGTATCATAAACAGTTTTAATCACTTTCATTTTACAATCAACACCTAAGATCTTATGTCTTATTGTGACTGTATCACAAAGTGATAACCTTTCATGAATTGCTCTATATTCTTTTTGGTCCCACAAAGGTTCAAACGATGCTTTTATAGTAATCTTATCAAAACCTAGCGGATGTTCTCTTATCCAGATATTTGCTTTAGTACGAAGTGCATATTCAGTAACTCTTTCATTCTCACCAAATTCATCAGTAAAGTCTTTTATATAAACTTTACCAGTTTCTAAAATTGATTCATTAATAGGAAGTACTGCTTCAGGTAAAGTTACTATTGTTTCTTCATCTGTTTCATCATCTTTAAGTATTCCATAAGGTAAGACATGTGTATAAACATCTTCTAAAGTTGAATCATGATCTAACTTCGATAGATTCTTACCATATTCAATAACTACACCATTATCCTGGCCTCTTGAAGATTTATGTTTAATTGAGAAATTATCCCATTCAAACTCTCCACCCCATAAATCAATAATACTTCCTTTAGTTCCTCCAATTAATCCTCTTATAGATTTAGGTAGTTCTACACTAAAATCATGACCAGAACTAAAATCGCTTTGAAATGTAAAATGGTGATTTATTACTGCATTATCTAATAAATATTGGCCTGCTTGATTTGGATTTACATTAGTTAGACTAAATGGTTTTATTGCAATATTTATTAAATCATATGATATATGCTGTGCCTTAAATGTAACTATACCGTTAATAGGTAATGATGCTTGATATATTCTAAATGCTTGACCACTAGATCTATCGTTAGGCTTAGCATATATAATTGCTTCTTTTTTTATTTTCTCATAAAGATATCCTGTTATAGGATACTTAAAAGTTAATTCAAATGGTCCGTTTCTTTCTTCTGTTACTTCACAAGATATCGTATCGATTAGATGGCCAATACCAAAATTGTTAAATGTGATTGATGTCGCATTAAATAGTATCGGTATCATAAGCTAACCCATCTAGGGATAATCTCAATCTTAGTAATGCCACCTTCAAATCTAATAGAGTTCTGACCTTCAATTAACTCAGGGAAGCCCTCACCACTAACTAGGTTGTTTTTAAGTTCAGTATCTTTAAATGCTGACATTAATTCACTATCAAGTTCAATATATTCATCAATGGATGAAATATTCCAAATATGAACTCCATCATCATTAGTTAGTTTTAAAGTTCCATCACCACTTCCATAAATCTTAATATATGGTTTTGCTGGAGTTATATAAGTGTTAAACAAGTGAGCAACATCAGTATATGTTTGAACTTCTAAACCAGCAATTAAGTATCTTAATGGCTTACATGAAAATGTGATCGTAAATGATCCAATCTTTGATACTTCATCAGTGATATCTAGTTTATTATTGAAGATTGCTATCTTCTTAAAGTTTGGTTCATATGTATCAGTTAAATCATGATATGAATCAGCCTCCCTATATAACCAATTTTTAATATCAGTTAATTTATCTGCTAATTCTTCTTTTGATTTAGCTGAAACAAAGCAAGTATAAGAAACATTTACATTTGAATACTTTTTATTTGAATATACGATATCACCATTTCTTCCTGGAATTGAAAGCAATGTTGCATCTCTTTTAGGAGCACAAAATACGCTCTTTTTATTGATTCTTATACCAAAATCTGCGGAACTATGCCCATTAAAATTAAAATAATTCATTATCCTAATACCATTCCTTTTCTTCTTATAAATGTATCAGCGACTTCCATAACTTCTTCAGTTAGGCTCGTGATATCATCATTTGTATAATTATTAAAATTGTCTATATGTAGTTCTAGTTTAAATCCTCCTGCTACTTTTTGAGGACTTTGACTATTTGAACTAGATACATTAAAGTCTGTAGGCACCTTATTCATATCAGCACCTAAATCATCAAATACGTTATTTAAATCTTTTGTCATATCTTCAGCAGAATCAATAACCTCTCCTGCTGTTTCATCAATACCTAAAGCTAAACCTTCCATCATCATGTCACCAATAAATGCCATTTTTCTAGATGGTGAATGAATACCAAAGAAATTCTTTATACCATTCCATAGGTTCTTAGCCCAGCATGATACTTTATCCCAAATCCATGAAGCTAAAGATTGGATTCCTTCCCATAAACCTCTTACTAGATTCTTACCTATTTCAGCAAATTGACTGAATCCATTTGCAAATGCACTAACTAAAGCTTTTAAGATTTGAGGTACAGATTTAACGAGTTCAACTATAATAGTTGGAAGATTTGTAATCAAAGCCATAAATAACTGAACACCAGCCATTATGATCTTATCTAGATTGTTCATTAAAGCATTAACGATTCCACTAATGATTTGAGGTATAGCCTCAACTATAGTAATGATAATATCTGGTAAAGCCTGTACTAGTGAAATAAGTAATCTTATACCTGCATCGATAAGTTCTGGTATTGCATCAAGTACAGCCGTAATGATTCCTTCAATAATATGAGGAACTGCTTCTACTATCTTAGCTATTATTTCTGGTAAGGCCTCAACTAATGATGTTAATAGTTGAATACCAACATCTATAATTTGAGGTATTGCAGATAATATGAAATCAACAATAGCAATAATAATCTCAGGTAGAGCTTCAATTAAAATAGGTAAAGCCTCTAGTATTCCCTGTGCTAATCCTTCAATTAATTGAAGTGCAGCATCTAAAATCATTGGTAGGTTTTCAATAATTGTTTCAACTATCTGAATAATAACTTCTACAATTGCAGGTATTAATTCAGGTAAAGCCTGAGCTAGTCCTTTAGCAAGAGTAACAATAACTTCTGCAGCAGCTTTTATTATCTGAGGAATGTTTGCAAGTATTGTTTTAACAAGTGTACTAACTAATTGAATTGCCCCCTGAGTAAGTTTTGGTAATGCTTTTATAATTGCATCTAAAAATGTTTGTATTAATTTATTTGCTGCAGTTATTAAGACTCCTAAATTATCAATAATAGCATTTGCTATACCTACTACTGCTTCAGAAATTAGATCAAGTAATGTAGGAATATACTTCATTACTACATTTATTGCCTTTGGCAATATCTCACCAATTACATCAGCAATCTTAGATATATCACCATTTGCATCTTGAACGCCTTTAGTAAACTCACTTAATAGTCCTACTCCATCAGATGATAATTCAGTTAAAACAGGAAGTAAGATTGTACCAAGTGCATTCTTTAATGCTTTAGTTCCATTATTTAAAAGTTGTAATTGATCATCTAAAGCACCATATGAAGATAACATTTCATCTGAAATAACATATCCTGCATCATGAGCTTGCTTACCTAACTCTTCCATCTTTTCAGCGCCCGCTTCAATCAATGGATTAAGTTCCTGTGCTGATTTACCTAGAATAGTCATAGCTAAAGCATCACGTTCAGTTTCATTTTCCATAGAACCTAATGCTTCTATGATTTCCCAATAAACGTCATCACTATCTCTAAGTGTTCCATCAGCATTCATGATTTCAATTCCTAGTTTTTCATAGGCTTCAATCATAGTCTTAGATCCATCTTGTGCTGACTTCATAGACTTTATTTGTTTTGCCATTGAACCTGTAAGTGTATCAACTGAAACATCTACTAGTTCTGCAGCATAGATATATTCTTGAAGTTTATCAGTAGCAATTCCTGTAACAGTTGATGTAGTTAAAACACTATCAGCATATTCTGCACCTTCTTTAGTACATTCAACTAGCTTCTTCCCAACTGATACAATTGCAGCACCTACTGCAGCCATAGCAGCCGCCATTCCTACGGCTATACCTTTTACAACACTACCTAATGCCTCAAACTTCTTAGATGAATCATCACTCTTTTTACCAGCATCTTCAATTTCTTCACCAAACTTATCTGCGCTCTTCTCAGCTTCACCGAATTCTTTTTCAGTATTATCGAGTTGCTTACTATTGTTTTGAAGCTCACGTTCCATCTTATTAAGTTCAGCTTCAGCATTATTTAATTGAACTTGCCAGCTTTGTGTTCTTTTGTCAGTTTCACCAAAAGATGTAGATGCATTATTTAAAGCACTTCTTAAAGTTTCAATCTTCTGTTTTTGGCTTTCTATCAATTTTTCTAATACTTCATTCCTAGCAGTTAATGCTTCAACTGAGTTGTCGTTTTTATCAAACTGTGATTCAACCAATTTCATTTCACTGCCTAGAACTTTAAAGGAGTTATTGATATCGGCAAGTGCTGATTTGAACTCTTTTTCGCCCTCAAGACCTATCTTCAATCCAAAATTCTCTGCCATACCAACCACCTCCTTTTAGTTTTAAAGCATGAAAAAAGACACCCTACTGAGTGTCTTAATTCAAATTATCGTTTCATTTCAGCTGTGTTGTTTTTCAAATCGAATTCTACTTCTGTTCCATTTTTTAGTTTTACTTGAACTATATTATTACGAACATTGTATGATTCTACGTCTTTTTCATCTAAACCTCGAATGGTAAAGACAACCAACTTATTATCCTTGGTATATTTTATTTCCATTGTAAAATGCTCCTTTCTTAATATTTTGTAATATATTACAAAGGTATTATAAGGTATGTTTTTACGAAAATATAACCAAAGTCGAAAAAATAATTTAAATTTTTATCTCAGTAGTATTTACTAAATTCCTTCAGGTATTAAATCATCGATAAATACTTCTACTTTAGGTTTTGAAATACCTTCAAATTGCTTATGGCATTCCCATAAATCTAAAAGTAATCCAAAAGGCATAAGCCATACTTCATCTTGATTCAAATGAAGATGAGCTAATCCGTAGTATAGGAGACGAGTAAATAATTCATCATCACTTACTCGCCCACTGCGTTTTTTGATTCTTCTGATTCAATGTTCCTTTTAGTGCCTTTAAGTAATGCACTAGTAATAGCTTCTTTAAAATCTGCTAGATCAGATGGTGTAGTAAGTATTTCAACTTCATCTTCTGTAAGTAGATCTTTTTTATTATCTGGATTTTTAAGGTTATGTACTAAAATTGGTCCATTAGCAAGTGTCACAAGTAACCATACAATTTCACCAATAGCACCTTCATAATCTTTGTTAGATAATAACTTATCTCCTAACTTCTCTAAGCCACCATACTTCTTAGCGATTTCTTTAGTAGCTTTAGTTGTTAAAAGTAATTCATATTCTTTATCACCAATCTTAATTGATGAACTTCTTTCATCAGCCATTAGTTATTACCTCCAGCTTGAGCATAGGTTGGTTCATAAACCGAATCGTACCAAGAATTAATAATTGATGTATTAGTATCACTTTCAGTTACTTCAACTTTCCATAAGTGCTTATTACTTGCATCTACTTTATTTCTTTGAACGATTGTTCCTTCAATTGTAGGTGTTGAGAAAGTAATTGAATCACCTTTAGTAGCTAGGCTTGTTGCAGGAATACCAAATAGAACTCTATATAACCAGAAGTATTTATATTTTCCATTTGCTTTCTTTGCTCTAAATCCAATTGCTACATATCTAGAAACATCTTCACCACTTGAAACAAGTACGCCATTTGCATCAATTCTTGCACCAACTAAGGCTGCAGCATTTTCATTACCTAAATCATCTACTCCTAAAGAAATAGTTCCTGACTTAAATTCTTTTACTGCTTCAGCTTGACCATCATCAGCAAATAAAGTAGCTTCATTTAGTTCAATTGAAAGTTCAGCAGATATAGCTTTAGCAAGTTTAACTGGTGTTCCATATGTTTCATTACCATTAGCGTCTTCAGTAATAGGCGCATAATATAATTTGTCTAATCCAATTGTTGCCATAGTTAATTATCCTCCTCTATGTCATAAGTTTTGGCTACGTCTATTGTGTACTGATGGTAGCCTGTATCAGTTTCATAACCGTTATATCTTCTATCGGTTATATAAAAGAAATGAGTTAATAATCGTCCTGTTATGTTGTTCTTTAACCTAATGTAGTTATTCTTTGTATAGATTGTTATTCTTAATTCTTGTTTATCCGTTTGAGGCTTGTCATCTGCATTTAAAGGAAATGAATCTGCAAGAGGAACTAAAACAATATATTCATCAGGTGCTTCATCTTTAAATACTCCTGTTTCAATCGGAATATTTAAACTTTCAAGAAGTGTTTTAACTTCAGATAATATATTCATATCTTCTTTATTTCCTCCTCTATTTTTCTAGTCATAGTAGATTCACATTCTTTTTTAGATGAGATCTTGGCATTCTTTAAAAATGGTTTAGCAGGTTGGCCATGCTTACCATATTCGATGATGTTTGCTACCATCGCATTACTTGAACCATCTCTTCTATATTCATCAAAGCCGACTTTAATGTTATAGTTGCCATTTCTATCGACTAAAACTGGTGATAAGCCTAAAGCATTTACTAATTGGCCTGTTGATTTATCACTCTCTCCAATTGCCTCTTGAAGATTACTTTTAGTCTTTTTAAGAACTACATTACCTCCTGCTTTTAAAGCTGAGGATGCAATTCTATCCATACTTGAGCCTAGCCTAGATAGTTTCTTTAATAATTCTTCTGGTAGTTTTGCTGTACATTTAGCCATTTGAAGCCTCCACTCTTTTTGCAAGAATCTCAATGTACATTCCACGACCTTTAACATTTTCAACGGATAAAATATCATAACAAATATCATCACATTCTATATAATGCTTAGTAGTAATAGTTAGATTAGGTGTTCTTCTTAATTTGAATAGTTCTGTAGCTTCGCTGAATGCCGCTAAATTCGCCCAACGTTCGCTTCCATGTCTTCCTTCAACGAACACTCGAACCTCGGCTAAAACGCGAACTGTTTCAAAGCTAAAGCCCTCAGAATCGGTTTCACAATCAATAGATATGATCTTTGCTTTTTTATTCATTAAACCAAGTCCCATACCTACACCTTCCATTCTCTATCTAAGAGTAATAGGCGATTAACAGTCTTATAAGTCTGTTCACTTGCATTAGTGTTATCAGCATAAAATCCTCCGGTTGAACCATCTCTAGATTCATAAAAATGACTTGATAGCATAATTACTGCTTGTTTAGTTCTTTCGGTCATTTCATGACTTTGATAGTATCCTTCTTCTAAATGCTGATAACCTTCTGCATAGGATATAGCGGCAGAAATGAATGAAATGATAAGATTATCATCATCTTGGAATGTAACAATTAAATTATTTTTAACTTGTTCTAATAAATCATTAGGACTCATCTATGCCACCTCCTATTCTTAGTTTCCTGTTCCTGATGTAGCCTTTTGTTTTAATACTTTTACTGCTTCAGGAAGGATTAACTTACCATCAACTCTTTGAGTTGCAACGAATCCTGTTTGATCGTTTGCAGCATATAATTCAGATAATTTCTTAAAGATACGTCCTTGTCTATCTGCAATCCAGTAATATGAGAAATCACCAAATGCGATAGTCTTTGCACCTGCTGCAATTGTAGGAACATAACTTGATGTATAGACAGGTCTTCCTAAGATTGTATCTGGTTGACCAGCAGTTAAACCTGGTTGCCATAAATAGTTATTGTTATTATCTTTAAGTTTTCTAATAGCCTTAACTGTTGAATCATTAACAAGCCATACAGCATTCTTTCTGTAAGGTGCCTTTAATGAATGGAATAAATCAATTAATTCATCAGCTGTAATTGCTGTAGCTGACGCTGCAGTTACACCAACATCTGCACCACCTGTTGAATTGAAGATACCAGTAGGTTTACCAGAACCATCACCAACAAAGAATGCTTCTTCCTCTTTTGTACCAATTCTTCTTGCGAATTCTTTAGTAATATATGCTTCTAAGTTAAATGCACTATCATTTAAAAGTTCATTTGAAACTTTAATTAAAGTACCTAACTTATATGCACCGATAGAAACTTGGCTGAATGCATCATCACTATCAGTAATTGTTCCTTCTTCATCTACCCAAGAAGCTGAACCTTTTGATGCAACAACAGGAATCTTCTTATCACCAGATGAAGTATTGATTACATGAGCAAGTTTTCTGAAGATATTTTCTTCCTCTAATGCTTCAACAAGTGTTGTTTCATATTCATCAGGAACTAAATAGCCACCTTCTGAATCAGTACCAATTTGAAGTGCATCAGCAACTTCTGGTCTCATATGCTTCATTCTCATAGCATTCCAGAAGTTCTTTTTATAATTCTTTGAAGCTCTACCTGTCTTTTCTTCTTCATCTGTCATTGGTTTAGCTACGATTGGATTATTAACAGGTTTATTAAGTTCTGCTTCAATAGCATTCATTCTTTCAGCACGTTTGATTTCTGCTGTTAATGCATCAAATCTTTTTTCCATTTCTTTGTATTTAGCGTCATCTTCTTCGCTTAATACACCATCTTTGTTTTGAGCTTCTAGGAATGCATTCATGGCTTTCCATAGGTTAGCTCTTTTTTCAACGAGTTCATTAATAGTCAACATGTTCTTTTCCTCCTATATTAATTTTTTAATTGTGACCAAATTGTTTTTTAATTCTTTAACACTACGACCATTCTTTGGTGCAGTCTTATTTGAAATCTTATTTGCTAAAGCCATATCAAATTCTTTTGAAGCAAAAGCATATGCTTCTGTTGAATCTTGTTTCTTTTCATCAGTTAAGATTTCATCAGCAAAACCTAGTTCAACTGCCTTCTTAGCATTCATCCAAGTTTCGTTGTCCATTAAATGAGATAGAACTGTTCTTGATTGCTTTGTTTTAATTTCATAAGCATTAATAATGGATTCTTTTACCTCATTTAAAATATCGATAGCCTTTTCCATATCTTTCTTTTCACCAAAGGCCATCATTGATGGGTTATGAATCATAAGCATAGCTGTAGGCGCAAGCATAACTTTAGTACCTGCCATAGCAATTACTGAAGCCGCTGATGCTGCAATACCATCAACCTTAACAGTGACTTCATCCTTATAATCCATAAGCATTGAATAAATCTGTGAAGCTGCGATGCAATCTCCACCAGGACTATTAATCCAGATGGTAATAGGACCAGTTCCACTAAAGAGTTCTTCTTTAAACATTCGAGGTGTTACATCATCTTCAAACCATGATTCTTCTGCGATTGTTCCGTTAAGTTCTAGTACTCTTTCTTCCTGACCTGCTTCGTTCTTCATCTTTTTGAAGTTCCAAAACTTCTTCATCGGTTGATTCCTCCTTCTTTTCTTTATCTGCATAAGCACCTGCTTTATTAAGAGGTAGCATATTGCCATTAATTAGATATAAGTCTCCACCATCTTCAGCAGAAATCTTATCTAGGTTTTCAAGTTCTCTTATATCGTTTGCACTCATCCATCCATTTTGTCTTGCTGTTGCATAGCCTTGCATTCTAGACTGATAGTCACCTCTTAAGAGTCCTTCAACATTAAATTTAAAGAAATAAGTCTTCTTTTCTTCTAAACTTAAAAGGGCTCTATTTAAAGATTGTTCCCATCTAATAATCCATGGATCTAAAGTGTATTTAACAAACTCTAATGATTGCTGTTCAATATTAGAGAAGCTTGATTTTTCTAAGTCTCCTACCATATGAGGCGGAACTCTAAATATACGAGCAATTTCATTTATTTGAAATTTACGTGTTTCTAAAAACTGAGCTTGTTCTGGTGAAATAGATATAGGTGTATATTTCATACCTTCTTCAAGTACTGCAACTTTACCAGAATTAGCCGAACCTCCAAAGGTACTATTCCAATTTTCACGAAGTCTTGCAGGATCTTTAATAGTTCCTGGATGTTCTAAAACTCCTGAAGGTGCTGCACCATTAGCAAAGAACTTCGCTCCATATTCTTCAGTAGCAATTGCAAGTCCGATAGCATTCTTAGCCATAGCAATTGGTGAATAACCAACTAAACCATCAAAGCCAAGTCCTGGAATATGTAATACATCACGAGTACTAAGTGTTACCGTTCCTACTTCTTTACCTTCTTCTTGGCTTCTTTGGTATGAATAATAAAGAGTTCCTTTATCATCTCTATCTACCGACATCTTATTTGGCATTAAAGGATATAAAGCTATTACTTCACCTTTTCCATTTCTAATAATCTGTGCATAGGCATTACCCCATAAAAGTAAATGCGTCATTAATGTTTCTCTAAAAACAAATGATGACATTTCCGGATTTGGTTCATCATGAAGTAAATGATATAGGTTATTATCTATTGCCTTAGATTTAGAACCATCTTCGTTATACTTATAAAAATGTAGAGGTAAGCCTGCGACTGCTTCAGCTAGGATTCTTACACAAGAATAAACTGCAGTCATTTGCATAGCACTTCTTTCAGTTACTGCTTTACCAGCACTACTTCCTCCTATATAGAAGGTGTACTGACTTCCTACTGTTCTATTTTGTGGATGGTCTCTTGCTTTTCTATGAAATAATCCCATTTAAATTCCTCCTATATGAATAGAAGGCCTCTTGAATCATATACAGATTCATCACCACCTTCATTTCTAATTGCTCTATCAAGTGCCATAACTGTTGCCACAGCACCATCTATCTTTTCTGTTGATTTTGACTTATCCATTTTTATATTTCCAGCTGGATCAGTTCTAATACAGACGTTATCCATCATCCACCTTAAAACTGGGTGACCATTATGTTTTATTCTTTTAGCAAGTACTAGATTCATTAGTTCCTTTGTAGATGGACTCATATCTTTAAAGCCCTGGCCAAATGGAATAACAGTAAATCCCATATTATCTAAATCCTGAGTCATTTGAACTGCACCCCATCTATCGAAGGCTATTTCTTTAATGTTGTATTTCATTCCTAAATCCTCAATGAATTTCTCGATGAAAGCATAGTGAATTACATTGCCTTCAGTAGTTTGAATATATCCGCCTCGTTCCC